TTCTTGCGCGAACTTCAGATGGAAGTAAAGTTTTTGCGGCTGATGTGGATGGTGATTTTATCACCGAAGTCTACAATAATCTGTCTCATTACTCTATATCCAGTGGAGATTTTCATATGATTAATTCTGAGAGTACGAGTAGAAAAGTGGGTGATTTACATAAGAAATCCGTTTTCCGTTATCTCTCTGAAGGTAATGCAAACGTATATGGTTCATTCATGGACTTTCGTGGAAAGAGTGCCTCAAGAGTGGAAGAAACTCCTATGGCTCCTGTGTTGAAAACTCAGGGATTAAGTAAAATTCACGAAACCAGAAATGAAATCATGGGTGCCTTGGCACATTGGTGCGGCTGATTTAGTCAAGCCAATACATGAATTGGATACCTCAATATTAAATGAGTGTGTCGAAAGTTATGTATCAAATGTTACAAGTAAGGTGCAATGCAAGGAGATACGTGAAATAATGATGGTTCTAGATGATTTCACTGCGATTAATGGCGCCAATGTAACTTACATTGACAAAATCAATCGAAATACTAGTGCGGGTAATCCTTGGAAGAAATCGAAGAAATATTTCATAAAGTCGATAATCCCACAACATGGTATGCAAGATCCTGTTGAAGTAGATGATGAAATCATGGATAGAGTAAGTGAAATGATTGAAATCTACAAATCAGGTAAGTGTGTACATCCCAACTTTTGTGCACACTTAAAGGATGAGCCTGTATCCTTTAAAAAAGCAAAAATAGGTAAAACCCGTGTTTCACGGGTGCTTCGTTCGATTGGTCTATCGTTGTTCGAAAATACCTATTATCCTTCACACGCCTTTTACAGAATAACAGAATGGCGTTTGAAGCAGGTCCAGGGACTATAGCTCAGTCCCTGGAATGGCAAGAAATGTATGATTACGTTGTCAAGCATGGTCTGGACCGTATTGTAGCGGGAGATTATAAAGCTTATGATAAAAGAATGAGTCCGAAAGAAATTTTGGCCGCATTTGATGTGATCATACATATATGTCAACTTTCTGGAAATTATTCAGAAGAAGACATAACAGTAATACGTGGTATTGCTGAGGATACGGCATTTGCCGTAGTGGATTATAACGGTGATCTGGTTCAATTATTTGGATCAAATCCATCGGGAAACCCACTAACCGTGATCTTAAATAGCATTGTTAATTCATTGCGTATGAGATACGGTTACAGACTTTTGAATCCCGC